CAGCATGATGTTGTTCAGGCCAAACGACACGCCGTTGTTGCCTGCCTGACTGTAGGCGTAGGCATTGAGAGACACGCGGCCAAAGTCGCCGGACACGATGTCCTGCGAGCCAATGAGGTCGTGGCCATGGGCGTCAACCGCACCGGGCTTGGTGACCGACTTGGCGTTGAAAAACCAGTGGCCAGCGTACTCTGGACCCAACGGCGAGCCGTCCACCTTGGTCTCGGTGTCGCCGTCGCGCAAAGGATTGCGGGCGCTCTTTGGAATCTTGTCGCCAAATTTGGCGACCAGTGCGGCCTTGGCTGCGGCCTTCAAGGCGGCGACCGTCTCGGTGTCGGACTTGGGCACCAGCACCTGCGTGCTGAACTCTTCCTTGCCGGAGAGTTCGTTCTTGCGGGACGCCAAGGCGTTGAAATAAGAGAAGCGGCACTTGCCGGTGACAACTCGTGTGGACATTTTCGTTTCCTTCGGTTTCTGGGTTTACGTTGCGACATGCAACAACTGAAATGTAGCATAGAAAAGTGACGAAGTGTGATGCAAAATAACGGACATGAAAATTACTTTGTACCCCCATCAAGAAACCGCCCGAGATTTTTTACTGGAGAAAAAGAGGGCCATCCTCGCTGATTCTCCGAGGGTCGGTAAGAGTCTCAGCACAGCAGCGGCCACGGTCCAGCACCTCCCGGCGCTGATCGTCTGCCCAGCCATCGTCAAAAACGTGTGGCTTGCAGCCATCAACAACATCGACCCAAGCGTGCCGGTGTTGGTTGTCAACAGCAAAATTGCCGCGCAAGGACTGACAAAACAACCCGGCGTGACCATCGTCAACTACGACCTGATCCAGTATTTGCCAGAGAAGGCGAGGTTTGAGACGCTGGTTTTGGACGAGTGCCATCGGATCAAGAATCCGAAGGCCGCACGAACTAGGACGTCTCTGCGTTTAATGAAAGTCTGCCCTCGGGTTTACGCGCTGTCAGGAACCCTAGTGCCAAACAGACCCTCTGAATTGTGGCCTATACTTCATGGACTAGGGGTTTACAGAGGGGGTTGGCATGACTATGTGTATCGGTACTGCAAGGCGTGGAATCCTCCTTGGGGCGGATTGGACGTGTCTGGTGCCAGCAACATTCCAGAGCTGAAAGCCATGATCAAGCCTCACCTTCTCCGCAGGAAAAAAGAAGACGTGTTCCAGAACTACAAAGAGCCTCAGGTGTCTCTGATCACGTTCGACTTGAGCATCGATAAGCGCGAGCGTGACTTTGACGTTGACGCCTTGGTGCGCAACCCTGATGCACTGCTGGCCTTTGAGGGGCTGTCGGAAATCATGCGTGAGGCTGGCATGAAAAAGATCGCGCCGTCCGCTGAGTTTGTCGAGGACTTGCTGCACGCTGGCGAGCCTGTCGTGGTGTTTGCCCACCACAAGGACGTGGTGCGCGGCCTTGCCGAGAAGCTGGCTGCATTCAAGCCGGTCATGGTGGTGGGTGACACGCCGCAGAAAGAACGCAACCAAAACATCGCCGACTTCCAATCCGGCAAGACCGACCTGATCATAGGCAACGTGTCCTCGATGGGCGAAGGAGTTGACCTTTCTAGATCGGATACGATTGTTTTTGTTGAGGCAACGTGGCAAACGTCGGCGCTGGAGCAGGCCTCCAGCCGCGTCGAAAACATTAAGAAGAACGGCACCCAGCCACTGGTGTACATCCTGACCATCCGGGCCTCACTCGATCACGAGGTGTTATTTCGCATTTTGGCGAAGCAAAAAATCATTAACCAAATTATTTGAGGTTCATCATGTGTGAATGGCGTCCTGTTGTTGGGTTCAGCGGCTACGAGGTAAGCGACACCGGATTGGTGCGCAGCATTGACAGGACCATGCACAAGCTCAACAAGTGGGGCACCGTGACGCCGCACCTCTACAAGGGCCGGATGATTAAGCCTTGGATTACCAAGGATGGGTACTTCCAGCTTGAGCTGAACCACGGCAAGAAGATGGTGGTGCACCGGCTGGTGGCCATGGCTTTTGTGCCGGGTGACTTCGGCTTGACCGTCAATCACAAGAACGGCAACAAGACCGACAACCGACCAGACAACCTTGAATGGGTTTCTGCCGTGCAGAACACCATGCACGCTGCGCATGAGCTGAAGTGCTTTGTCCGGTCGCCGGTTGCTGTCCGACTCACCAAACAGGACGCAGGGCCAATGGAGTTCCGCAGCATCTCTGAGGCCGCAAAGCATCTGATGGTTCATGTGAACGCAGTCGCTGGCGCACTTAGTCGTGGCGGCAAGTGCAGAGGCTACAGGGTGAGCCAAATCATCTAAAACCCCACACTTTTGTCGGGATTAAAAATAACGCTTGATGCGTTACCGGTAACTCGTCACAATCGAGGCATCAACAACCACACCGGAGAAACCGAAATGACCGAAGCAACCTACAACGACATGACCGAGACCTATATGCGCTCTGGCCGTTACGACAGCAAGGACCGCGAGATCGGCTACATCGTCGGCCTCAACAACAACGGCACCACCTTTGCCGCTTGGGTACAAAACGCCCGCCGCGTCAACGGCGAGTGGAAAGAGTTTGGCGTCCAGCAGCGCAGCAAGTCTTTCGACAGCCAAGAAGCGGCAACCCGCTGGGCCTACGCTACCGCCAACGAGCGCATCGCCAAGCTGTAAACAAACCGGGGGCTTCGGCCCCCACCTAAACCGGAGAAACCAAAATGACCAAAAAAGAAATTTACAAAGTCCGCGCCCAAGTTCATGGCGCAATGTCGGCTGCAAACAAAAGCAAAACGCCATACAGCCCGCTGATTCGGATGGAGTGGAAAAAGTACGGCTACATCCCAGTCACCGCATTCCACTTGGCCTGAACCACCGGAGCACCATCATGAAACACATCATCGCAGCCACCATTGGCCTTGACCTGTCGGAGTTGGAGGACTACCGCTACCAGCCCACCCGCACCGCCCGCCGCATCTACAGCATCGACGACATCTACGTGGCCACTGGCCTGACCCCGCCCAAGGACGATGTTGGAGCGCCTTGGGAAAAGCACCCAGACCAGTTCTGGGCCGATGGCAAGACCACCATCTGGGTGGCCAAGGTCGCATAAACGGAGCACCATCATGAACATGACCCAACGCTCAAGGCGGCGGCCAAGGAACTCGACCCGGACCACGAAGTCTGGAACACCTACGCACCAGAAGGGCACAAAACACCATGAGATTCGGATCAGTATGCAGCGGCATTGAGGCCGCATCTGTCGCTTGGCATCCACTTGGCTGGAAGGCCGCATGGCTGTCAGAGATTGAGCCGTTCCCATCTGCGGTGCTGGCTCACCATTACCCCGATGTGCCCAACTTGGGCGACATGACCGCACTGCCGGAGCGCATCCTGTCGGGCGAGGTTGAAGCCCCAGACCTGTTCTGCGGCGGCACACCTTGCCAAGCCTTCAGCGTGGCAGGACTCAGAAACTCCCTTGACGACGCAAGGGGCAATCTTTCACTCACATTCGTAGGTATCGCAAATGCAATTGACCATGTTCGATCTGTTCGACGAGATGATCCAGCAATCATCTTCTGGGAAAACGTCCCCGGAGTTCTCAGCACCAAAGACAACGCCTTCGGTTGCTTCCTTGGTGCGCTCGCCGGCGAAGATGATCCGGTCACCTGCCCAGACGGGAAGTGGCCAACCGCTGGTGTTGTTGTTGGACAAAAAAGAACAGTCGCGTGGCGAGTCCTTGATGCCCAATATTTCGGAGTGGCCCAACGACGCCGCCGTGTGTTCGTTGTCGCAAGTGCTCGAGACGACTTCGATCCCGCAGCGGTTCTTTTTGAGTTCAATGGCGTGCGCCGGGATACTGCGCCGAGCCGAGAAGCGCGGCAAGAAACTTCCACCGGCCCTGCATCAGGCCTTGACGTCAGTCACACAGGCACCCTTACCGCAGGATTCGGCAAGCTAGGAGCACCAGAGATTGACGCCTACACCGCCATTCCGGTGATCTCCCCGTGCCTTGAGACTCAGGCTGGTAGCAATCGCCAGCCTTGCACTCAAGCCTATGTCGCCCAGCCAATTGCCTTCAGCCGAAATGATGATGGCAGGGATGTCACGATTAATCTTGCGCCCACCATGCGAGTGGCTGGAAGGGCTGGCGGCGTGTTGGCGGCTGCTGTAGAGCAGCCAATGTCCATCACCTTCGGCATGGACGGTGATTTCATGGGCGATGTGGCGGGAACCATCACAACCCGTGAGGGCAACATCAGCGACACAGCCCATGCGGTGATGCAGCCAATACCAATCAACACCATGAACCATGTTGGCCGAGGTGACAATC